CGGCCTCACGCGAGCTTCACGATGCTGGCGCAGACGTGGTTCACTGTCCCGGCCACGCCGCCAATAATCGCGTTGATCGTCGGTGTGCCATTGCAGCAGACGGGAATATAGACCGTCGTCTCCGTGTGCAGCGTCACGACGTCGTTGGCAGCCACGGTGGCCTGTGCGCTCATGCAGGGCAGCGCGGCGGTATCCTTATAGCCCTGCAGCGTAACCACGCCAGCGGCGGTCGCTGTGGCCGTCACGTCGTAGTTAATACGGTACAGGCCGCTGCATTCCACCTCAAAGCCACCGGTATTCGTTTTCAAAGCGCACCCGGTGTCAGTGTTAAGGATGCCCAGCACATTCACCGGCGTGCCCGCCGCCACAAAAGCCTGCGCAGCGTTGTTGTAGGCGTTCTGCGCGCTCTTGTAATGCGGATTCTTCAACTTTCGATTGCAAGCCATCTTGAAATCTCCTTTCAAAAATTGCCCGCACAGCTTCTGCCGTGCGGGCATCGCTGTTAATAGCGTACCGTTATGTAGCCATCAGGCGCAGCTGCACCCGCCGCCGCAGAACGGCGAAGGCCCGGCGTTGTAGGCGTAGCCGGTCGGGTAGCGGACGACGCCCGCCATCTGACTGGCCAGCTCCAGCGCGTTGACCTTATCCCGCAGCTGCTGGATCGTGTTCGCCTGCATCAGCGCTCGGGTCTGCTCGCCCTCCGCGTGGATCGCGGTGGTGATGTCGCAGGTCTGCCGGTCCATCTGCGCGGACAGGTTGGCCGTGGCCAGGCGGTTCTCGCAGCAGCAGCTGGCGATCTGCTGCTGGATGCCGTTGCCGGTCGCCATGATCGTCTGCTGCAGGTTGCTCTGGCCGAGCGCGACCTCCTTGCCAAGCTGACCAATGCCGCCCTGCATCTCGTAGCCGAGATTGCAGACGCCGTTGCCCAGATTGGTCAAGCGGTCGTTCAGCTGGCCGAACTGCTGGCCATACAGAATCTCCTGCTGGCTTGCCGCCGTGGCGTACTGCCCATATTCTCCCTGGCGGTTCCAGCCGTTCAGACCGCCGCCCATGAGGGCGAACAGAAACAGGATGATGATCCACCACGCGCCGTTGCCGCCCCAACCGTCGTTGTCATTTGTGCCGCGGGTAACGGCAGCAATATCGGAAAGGCTCATGTTATCCATTGCGTTTTTCTCCTTTCAAAAAATTTATGATAAACCGTTGCGCACCGGCCTATCTCCAAAACTGTGCCAGGTCCTGGGCCTGCTGTTTCAGGGCGTCAAACTGCTGCTGCGTCATCCGCCCGTCGGCCAGCATCTGCCGGACCTGTTCCTCTGCTTTCTGCGGCGTCATGCCTGCCGCGAATTTTCGAAATTCAGCCGCAAGGGCCAGAGGGTTATTTGGCAGCCGGGGGCCGTTTGCCCGGGGCCGCAGGAACTGCATCAGCGGGTTGCTTGCCATTTACGATCTCCTCCAATCTTGTAAGCCGCGTGTCCAAACTGGACACATCCACCGCGGGGGCGGTCTGGTGTGGGGCAATATCAAACGGCTGCACCGTCTTGTACCCTGCCCCATCGGTTTGGCACAGCCACACGATTGGTGCTGTGTCGTCCATCACAATCGCGTTGCTGTTCGGTGCCATCTGCAGCGCCCGCGCCCCCGGTTCGCCGTTGACGTGGATGATCTCGTACCGCTGCGCGGTCTGCTGCATTGTGCCGCCCGGGTTGTAGGGTGTCTGGCAGTACCCGCCGGGCTGGCCGTACATGGCCGGATAGGCCATAGGGCTGTTATAATAGGGCATTGTGCTCACCTCTCTTTTATTATTATTGTAACGCAGCGCACATTTTTTTGTGCGCCATATCTACGCCATATCTACGCCACATCTACGCTATATCTTCCCACCGGCGCAGGCGACGGCGATTCCGCGTTCTGTGTTTACAACAGTGGCGAGATAGACACCGCGCCCCTCACTTATTTCACCTTGTTTTCCGGTAAATTCAACATCTATGACTACGATTGCGGCAACACCGTTGCCGAAACGGTCGAGGGTTCCTTCTAGGTCTACTACTCTTCCGGCATCGTGTTTTTTATAAAAGCAGAATAAAAAAAACAGCGGTCGCACCGGGCAAACGCCCAGCACGACCGCTGTTTTATATCTTCCTGATTTTATCCACGACCGCCCGCACTAACCGATTGACCGTGCGTTCGCTGCAGTTCATTTCCGCAGCGATCTCTGCGTTGCCCAGGCCGCGCCGCCTGTAATCCAACACTGCCCGCTCGTCGTCGGTTAGCAAAAAGCAAATTCTGTTATACGTCGCCAAGTCAACACAAAAGTTAAACCGGCGCACGCAGTGGATTATTTATCTTTCGCGCTCTGCTTGACGCACTGGTTGGCGTAGACCGCCCCAGCCGCGCACAGCACGCCTTGAATAATGGCAGTAAAAACCGCCATGGCCGCGTCCTGCCCGCCGCCGATGGGCGACGTCGCCAAAACGTACAGCGCGGCCAGCACAACGCCCACCACGGCCAGCACCGCCGGGATGAGCTTGTCCGCCACAGCCGTGCTGGTTTTAAGGCAGTATCCCACAAATACCAGCGCCGGAATCAGTACCAGCAGCTCAGGCTTGATGTAGTTCATGTAGTCGATGTTCATAATAAAACCCCTTTCTTAATGAATCGGCAGCACCCGCGCCCGGTTGTACAGTTCTGTGCCGGTTCCGTTACCGCCCAGCGCATGGTAGCTCTTGTACAGATATTCTAGATTTTTGAGGCCAGCCGTCTCGATCCAGCCCTGCGCGATATAAAACGTGCAGACCTGGTACAGGCGGTCATGCAGGATTGCCAACATCCCCGCCTTGATGGCGGCTCTCTCTTCTGCGTCGTCCTTGATTTTTTTCGCCAGCCGCCTATAAGCAACCAGCAATCCCGCGGCGAGTACGCCAAAAGCCCACTCGACCCAGTATTTTACAATCCACTCCGGCATGTTAAACCTCCGCCCATTCAGATTTGTACAGCCCGGCATCGGTCAGCCCGCGTTCCCTGCATAGCAGGTAGATCGCGTCTGCATCTCCCTGCGATACCGGCCCTACCGTGATGACCTGCAGCTTGTTTGCGGGCTTGTCCGCTGCGGGCAGGGCCTTGACCAGAAGATTCAAATCAACCACCTCTGTGATGCCCGGCACGCCGCCCTTTTCGGTCTGACTGTACTGGTGGATGTAGCGCGGCAGCGTCTTGTCGTAGTTTGTGCGCGTGTCGGCCAACCATCCGATGTAATCTTCACACAGATAGGTGTAGTCGATGTTTGCGCTTGCGAACGCCGTGAAGGTGTAAATGCCCGCCGTGAATCCGTGCGCTTTGGCTCTCTCACAGAACGCCATCGCAATTGCCGTGCGCTGGTCTTTCGTCAGGTTGTCGGCGCGGCCATCGTGGACGCCGGTCTTGGTTGTGTGTCCCCATTCGCTGTCGAAGAACAAGGGATAGCCGGTCGGTGCAAGGCTTACGCAAAAGTCGGCCTCCTCGCGGGCTTCGTCCACCGTGACCGCTTGCGAGAAGAAGTAAAAGCCGAACAGCTTTCCGCTTGCTTTCGTCCCTGCAAGGTTGGCATCGTACTGCTCGTCCTTCATAAGCTTTCCGCTGCCGTAGCCGCGATATCCGATGCGGACAATAGCGCGGTAGGGGACCTTTTTCCAGTCGATAGCGCCCTGATGGTGGGACACATCAATCAGCGCTTCCTCGCCGCTGGGCTGTGCGGTGTCCGCAGGCTTTTCTACTGCGTGCTCACCGGCGCGGTAAGTAAACACCTGCCCGCTTGCCGTGGTGAAGTCGTTGTCCAGCCACACCAGCGGGTTGGTGCGCTTTCCGCCCAGGATGACCTCAAAGTGCAGGTGCGCGCCGAACACATTGCCGGTCACGCCGCTGTAGCCGATGATCTCACCCTCTTTGACCCTCTGGCCGTACTTGACGCAATAGCTGGACAGGTGGGCGTACCGTGTCTGCAAGGTCTTGCTTTTGTAGTCGGCGTGTCTGATACGCACCATGTTGCCATAGCTCTGCATGCCCGTCCGGGTGCGGCCGTCCCAGTCCTGCACCTGATCCACGGTGCCGTCCTCGGCAGCGTATACCGGCTGCGTGCTGGTATTACCGAGCTGCGTGCGCATGTCGATGGCCTGGTGCAAGCTGCCATCGTTGTAGTACCACCCCTGCGTGATGATGTGCTGGGCCAGAGGCCAGCGCAGCAGCACTTCACCGTTTGAAAGTCTCATGATTTGTTGTTCTTTCTGTTTGATAGTCAGCTAAAGCCCTCTTTAGTTAATTGGTTTTAGGGCAACACTCTAAAAGTTTTGACTTTAACTTTGGAACATAGTATAGTCTGTATGCTTCTCCGTTAGGGTGTGTTGTATCTGTGTGTATACCATCTAAGTTTGCATCACCCGTTCCATACGCTTTGTTATTTGCGAGCACGGACATATTTAACCCGCCACTATTCCACATATCCAATATGGGAACGCACCATTTTTTGCAAATTTTTTCCGCAGTTTGATATAAAGTTTCCGTTCCATCATTGTAATGGCTTGGCATTTTGTGCTCCGTCATGTATATCAACTGTGTTCCGGGCCAAGCGTTCAAAATTCTATAAATTGCAGTTTCAAATGCACCGGAAAAATTCGATGTATCGAGCAAACCGATGTATTCTTCTCCGAAGTCATCGTTGCTTGACGGCTCTGAAAAATCGCCAACCGATGTAACTTTTAGATCATTGATTCCTCCGGCAAGAAGCACAAAGTCGGGCGTAATAGGGCTCGCCGATATAGCATCGTTAATCCTTTTTAAGATATAATTCCCGCCTCCAGCAGTAGACATTGTGGAACCACTGACAGCAAAATCAGTGCAGACCATATCGTTATCAAGAGCAACAAGCTCTGCGGGGCCAAGGCGTTTATCGCCTACAAAATTACCTTGCCCATTTGATATGCTATCACCGAAATTATATATTGTTTTCCCTTTTAACGGATTTGAATAGCCATACTTCTCAATTTGTAGTTTAAGCCATTCCTGCAACAACTTACTTCCGTACTCTTCGTACTCTGTTTCTTTTTCAGCAAGTGCAACCCACGGCTTTTCCTCTGTCATGTAAAAGCATACGCATAGCAAGCCACTTTTTTCTACATTGAAAATAAACGGGCCTGTTTTATTTTGTGTATTAGACTGCAAGACCAACTTATTTTCTGCGCTGTCAATAACGCAAGACACCCTATGCGAATTTCCAATATAATACGATTCTCCGGCTTTAACAGGTATGTTTAGATAGGACTTGTACGTTGTATTTGATGAGGTCGAAATTCTATTTGAAATTGTAATAGCTGTATTTTCAAGCATGTTGTCTGGGTTTATAAGGTTTGCGCTAATCCGAACTAAATTTTCTTCAAGAATAGAATTTGTACTCTCTATATCTTTCTTTAGCTGACTAACATCTTTTCTGATTTGTGGGTAGTCTTCAGGAATTTCTCCCGGAGGCCCCTGCGGGCCGGGGTTACCTTTTATGCCCTTGGCAGATACGCCGGTGTCGGTATCCCCAAACCACCAGTTGCCATTTTCGCCAATGTGGGGTGTTACGCCGTCTGCGCCGTCTTTACCAGCCGCGCCTGTGGCTTTCACGCCAAGGGATACCCAAGTTGCGCCGTTGTCATACGAAACATGCCACAGATTATCCTCGCCAATTTTCAGCTGCGGCGTTGTGCCATCATCGCCCTTGTCGCCTTTGGCTCCGTCCTTGCCGTTAAACTTGCCATTATCAGCATCAGTTCTAACGCTTTGAGCAATGTCTTTTGCGTTAGTGGCGCTCTTATCGGCGTCCTTTGCCGCGTCCCGGGCATCCTGCACCGCCTGCAGCACCTGCTCCGCCAGCTCGGGCGTCGGCTCTGCATCCGCGCCGCCGTATACGCCCGCTTGCTCAAGGATAAGATACTCCACGTTACAACTCGCCCGCTGCACGCCGGAGGCCAGCCCGGCCAGCACAAGCACGCCATCCTTGGCCTCCTTCGTCACCTCGGGCGGCACATCCATGGCATCCCCATCCAGCAGGGCCACGCGCAGCGGCTCTTCCCGCCCGGGGATGTGCCACGTTGCAGTGAGGTTTAGACCATCCCACCCGGCCCCGCGCTCAATCTTGATACTCTCCGTGCCAAAGCTGGAATTAGTCCCCAGCACCAACTTTCGCGGAATTGGGGTGTAGTTGTCCAGCCTTAAAGTATGTACCATGCTCTACCTCCTTAGGCGTTGATTATGATCGGCTCCCTCATGGTTTCATTTCTCATGCTGATTTCATGAATAATAGTTTCGGACATTATTTCACGCTCCTTTCTTAGTAGATCATATACACCTTAAACAAGACATTAGATATAAAAGCGCCAGCTTGTCCATAAGACTGCGCACCGACAGTCAACATGCCGGTATTAGCATTGTAAGAAACATAGTCAGCGAGGGCTCCGCTTCCGGAAGTAGCAACATCGGTGCTGTTCCCGCTCCAAGCATAAGGGACGGTATAAAAATTACTGCGGCTCAGCTTGTCATAAATGCTCCCATAGTGTGACTTCACATCATATGTGAAGTTTGTGAAAGCGGCGGTTTGCTGGCCCAGATAAACAGTTTTGTAGCTGCGTTTTGCAGTTACACTCCCGCTGCCGTTGTGATACCCAATAGGGATTATGTAAGAATCGCCCGGGTAGATAGCTTCGCTTACTGCGCCCCGGTTCGGCATTTTTCCTTCTTTGATGGCTTTGTCGCCTGCGTAGTATTTCTTTCCGGTCAGCACATCGGTATCTGCGGCGGTGGCCTGTGCCAGCTTCGCATTGGATAATCCACCGCCGCCGTTAAAATCCAGCCGCGTGCCGTCAAAGGTAAACAGCACCCAGCGCCCGGCAACAACGCAGTCACCGTCCGCAGCATCCGCGCCGCAGTAGGCCGGTACAGCCTTGCCGTTTACCGTCCATGTATCGCCCGCACTCCACGCGGCGGGGACTTTAAACCGCCCCACCGCGCCCTCGCCCGTCAGCGCATACACGCTGCCGCTCTTGCTGCACTTATATTCCTGCACGCAGATATTCACCCCGTCACCGCCGGGATCGTAGACGCTGCGCAGCATGGCGGCGGTGCCGGTCTCCACCTCGCCGATCTCCTCCCGCAGCCGTGCGATCATTGCCGTCAGTTGGGCAAAAAATCCGCTGGTGTCCAGCTCCCCCACGGTCTGGGCCACCGCGCCACAGCGGGTATCATCCAGCCGGGTGTCCTCCACATCCCGCTGGGTGATCACACCCGCCCCCGCGCTCACCAGCACATTGGCAATGCCCAGTTCCCAAGTGGTATTGTTGCGCGTCAGCGCCGGGGCCACCGGGCTCACCGCTGCCACACCGCTTACCACGGCCAGCGAAATGTCGCGCTTGTCCAGCGACAGATCCAGCCGCAGCACTACGCTGTCGATGCGGTTCAGGCTGGCGTCCGCCGCGGCAATGGGCAGCGTCTGCACGGTATCCTCCAGGCAGAAGGCCCCCTGCACCTGCGCCATGCCGGGCTGCACCTGCACGTTCATTCCCGTGCCGGTGGCCGTCACGGCAAAGCTCGTGGACGGCTTGTAAAACACGCCGTCGTCCCAGTACGCCTTATAGAATCGGCGCAGAAAAGCCGAATCTACGGCCCTGTCGTAGATTGGCAAGCTCTGCTTGTCGTAGGTAACGCGGCTCGTAAATGGATAAGAAATCATCAGTGTATCAGCCTCGCTTTATCCAGCATCGTCAGCTTTTTATCGCCCATTTCGATGCTGATCGTGTGATTATTTTGTTTAAAAACTTCCCGCACCGTCACGATGCGCGCCTCCAGCGCCAGGCCGATGTCTTCCACAATCACATCCACCTTGTCGCCCAAATCCCATTCCTTCAGGTACTCGTAGCCGCCCGCGCTGGCCTCCACATCCACGTTGTTGATGATCTGGTAGTCCAACAGGGCCTCATAGCCCTCCTGCTGCAGTCCGGCAATGTAGTCCTCGCGGCTCTGCTCGCTTTCATCCCACCGGCTGGCGCGGCTATCCTTGTACAGCATCTTCTTATAGCCGCCGCCGGACAGGTCAGCCACTGCCGTAATGCGGTTCTCGGCCTTGTCCTGTCCGGCGATGATGGCATAATTCTTGTAGTTGCTTTTGTCCCAGCTAGCCTCGGCAGAGATCAGATTTCCAAAACTGTCCGCAAACGTCACAAACGGGTTGGCCGTCTGGCTCTGGGTACGGTCCGTGCCCTGCCATACGCCGCAATAAATTTTATTCGCGTTGTAGTCGTAGCGGCACCGCAGGCTACAGGCCACTGTCTGCAGCTGCTTGTAGGCCACATCCCCCAATTCACCACCGGTCTCCTGCCACACCGCTGTGTCCAAGGTGGACACAGCCGGGGCGTCCAGCACCTCCAGCAGTGGTATGTCCCCCTTGTACTGCTGGATCATCGCCGTCACCGCCTCCGGGATCGTGCCGCCGCTGGCGTAGTACGTCGGCCAAAGGATTTTATCCCACAACAGCCGCTCCAAAAAGTAGCCGCTTATCTGGATGAAGCGCCCCTTGATGTTCTCGGTGCGCTCCACCTTATGGATAATACCCATCTCCGGGCGCTCCGGCGTGTACAGGTAGGCCATGCGCGGGTCGTAGTCCCCCGCCGCCACCTGCACGCTGTACTGGCCCGCCGTGTAGTACTCCCGCGTCCACTGCAGATTGATGTAGGTTAGGTAGCCCACCGGCTTAAAGTCGGCATCCAGCGCCAGCAGCTCCATGGCTCACACCCCCAAATAATGATTGTAGTAGTGCAGCACCACGTGCAGCACATTGTCGCCGTAGTCGGCCTCGTAGCTGTAGTCGTTGCCGCCCGGCTGAACTTTCAGGGGTGCAAAGCGGCTCAGGCGGTCCACCTGATTCAGAATGTTGTCCCCGTTCAACTTCACCGTTGGCGTCGGCGATGTGACGATCTCGATGACGTCCCCCGCCTCCATCGTGTGGAGGACGCGCACAAAGCTGTCCCCCTTCACGATCTTAGGGTTCACCACCTTGCCCGCCGCGGACAGCGTCATCCGCAGGTCGGCCTCGGCGTCGCCATCGTAGTCGATATGCACGCTGCCCGAGTAGGCAAATTTACTCACGATAGTTTTGTAGGTTAAATTGTCCATGTACGGCCAGCCCCAGCGCGGCTCGTCCGCCGCAATGTCGCGGCCAAAGTCATCCACGCTCAAAAGGTAGGGTTCCACGCACAAAAAACTCACCGTAAGCAGCTGCAGGGCGTAGACATTGCGGAACGGGCAGCTGGCCTTCTCCACAACGCCCGCGATCCACCGCGTGCGGCCCAGATATGTGATATAGATTTTGTAATCCAGCTTTGGGTTAAAAAAGGCCAGCGCCGCGGCGCGGTTCGCGGCATTATCAGGCGTGTTCCGGTTGCGCCCCTTAATTTCAATGGTCCGGGCCGCCACGCGGCGGCCTGTGATAATGCCGCCGTCGCCGCTGCCGCGATCCTCGGTAAATACGGCGTAGTCCGCCGCATCCAGACCCGTCAGGCCGTACAGGCTCCAGTCCTGCCCGCCGAACAAAAAGCTCTGGCCGTCGCTGCGCTCAACGCGCACCTGTGATGGATAAGCCATATCAAGCACCTGCCAATCCGCTGGTTGTGATGCGGCGCACCTCGCGCGCCACCACATCCGGGGCCTGCACCTCGTAACCAAAGTTGATCGTTTGGTTCACGATGGCCCCGCCGGTCTGGGCCGCCGTCAGCTGCACGCCCATCCTGCCTGTCAGGCGGGTGATGGCATCCTCCCCCCGCCAGCCGTTGGCGTCGATACCGTCGGCCAATCCGGCCATAAAATCCGGCATCCACTGTTCATAGTTCCGCAGCGGCCCCACATCCGGGCGGGAGAAATGCAAAAACGATTTGATTGCCCCGGCCACGTCCGTGACGACCTCCTTCAGGCTTCCCAGCATGCTCCGTATGCCATCGATGAGGCCCTGAATCATGTCAGCGCCCCACTTTAAAAATTTTCCGGGCAGTTCCGCCATGAACGTCAACGCGTCCATCAGTCCGTCCTTCATGGCCTTTCCGGCTTTTTTCATGCCCTCCCAAGCGCTTCTCCCAAAGGCCGCGATCAGATCCACAAGCGCATTAATGGTTCCCGCTACCGTTTCTTTGATGACGCCCCACACTTCGATCGTGCTCTCGCGCCATTCATCGTTGGTATTCCACGCCGTCATGATCGCGGCCACCAGCGCCGCGATGGCCGCCACAACAATGCCGATCGGGTTTGCGGCCAGCACCGCAAACACCGCAGTGATCGCGCCGGACAGTCCCCCCAGGGAGGATACCACCCCGGCAATGATGCTCACGATGTTCCACGCCGCAAAGGCCGCGCCGATGGCGGCGATGATCGGCAGGATCGCGTTGATCTTCTCCTGCACCGGGGCCAGCAGCTCATCCAGTGCCGCGGTGATCCCCTCAATAGCGGCGTCGCCCAGCACCCTGGCCGCCTCGCCGATTTGCGGTGCTGCCTCAGCAAAAACGCCCTGCAGCGTGTCGACCAGCGCCAGCAGCGCCTCCTTGATGGTCGGGGCCAGTTCTTCAATGGTTTCGCCTACATAGGGGCTCAGCTGGTCCACCAGTTCCCCCAGCCCCTCGATCAGCGTCGGGATGATCTCCTGCAGCCGCGGTACGATGTTGCTCGCCGCCGTCTGGATGCTCTGCACCAGGTTCTGCACCAGCGCGTCAAAGTCCTGCTCCGGGTCGGCCATGCCGGTCAAAAAATTCTCCCAGGCCGCCTTCATGCCGTTCACACTGCCTTGGATTGTGCTCTCGGCCTCCCTCGCCGTCGTCCCCAGGATGCCCATGTTGGCATGCACCACATGGATCGCCGCCACAATATTCTCAAAGCTCAGACTATTGGCGTCCACCGTGACGCCCAGCTTGTTCTGCACATCCGTCAGAGCTGCTGCGTCTGCCACCAGCCGCTCCATTTCCGTTTTCGTGCCACCATACCCAAGTTTGCACTTTGTTAATCTCCCGCTTGTACAATCAGCATATACGGGAGGTCAGACTGTCGCTTCTCCTATTTATAGGAGTCCTCTCACTCAGTCGTTCACGCTGGCATTACCCTTGCGCCCTGTTGCCCCTGCTGCGGGGTGTCCAAGTCAATCAGAGAGGATTCGCGCTTGCGGATTATGCATTATGCCACAGCGCCCCCAAAGATGTTAAGGTTATCGAGCATGGTATAGTTCTGCTTTGCGAATCCTTGGTAGGCATATATGATGCTTGTCATGTCCGTGCCAAACTTGTTCGCGTTGTCGCTCATGTCCACAAGGGCCATGTCGGCGTACCGTGCGGCCTTCTCGGTGTCCCCGCCCAGCGAGGATATCAGGCTTGCCGCAAAGCTCGTCACGGTCTCCATGTAGTCATTGGCGGACAGGCCCGTGGTCTTCCAGCTGTCCCGTGAATTTTTCAGCACGGTTTCCTGGCTGCGCTGCAAACTGTTGTACTTGTCGACCACTTCGGCCACGCTCTGGTCTACGCTCTGGGCGTATTCCTCCACGCTGCCCGCCTCAGTGCCAAACAGCGTTTTCACGCCGCCCACAAGCTGCTCGTAGTTGCCGTAGCCCTCCAGGCTGCTTTTGGCCAAACCCACAAAGGCGCTGCCAAGCTCCTTTATCATATCCACCGTTTTGCCGATAGCCGCCTGGATGGCATCGCCCAGCAGATTTGCCTTCAGCATGTCGCCAAAAACGCTGCTTTTCTGACCGGTGTCTTCCATGGCGGCCCCCAGCTTTTTGGTCTCCTCCTCGGTGCTCTGGGTCTCCTGGCCCGCCTTGCTCAGCGCGTCCTCGGTGTCGGCCAGCTGGTCGGCCATTTTGTTGGCCGCCGTCGCAGCATTCATCCACTCGGTCTTAGCCTTCGCCACCACGCCGATCTGCCGCTGGTAGGCGGCATTCGCGGCCTGCGCCTCGGTGGAGTTCTTCCCGTGCTCATTGGTGGCCTTGTTCAGCGCCGCGCTCAGCTCGTCCAGCTTTTTCTTGCTGTTTTCATAGGCCGTTTCAAGCAGGGTCACCCGGCTTTTCTGGTTCGCCAGCTGCCGCCCCAACACCTCGGCCTGTGCCTTCAGCTTGGCCTGCGCGTCGGAATTCTTGCCGAAGGTAGAAGTCACCATCTTAAATTCCGCGTCCAGCGCCTTCGTCTGCTGCACAATGTTTTTCAGGCTCTGTTTAAAAGCGGCCTCGCCCTCAATGCCGATTTTGGGCCCGATATTCTCGGCCAATTCCCTCACCTCCTCTTCTTATGCCCAATCCGGAAACGGATCGTCATCCGCTTCGGTTTTCTGGTCCGCGCCGTTGAAGATGGCCTCACATGCCACATAATCCAGAATCTCGCCGATGGGCGTATGCAGCATCTCCGCCTTGCTCAATCCGGCGCGCATCCCAAAAAACTTCAGCCACGCCGTGCCGGGCCTTACGATGTGGCGTTTTCGTTTTTTCCTGTGGCCTCCACGGCCTTGCTCTCCACCTCCTGCTGCTGCCCGGCAGAGATCGCGCCAAAGATCACATCCTTCAGCGTAGTCAGGTCCTGCACGGTGTACAGGCTCTTCAGTTCCTCCGCCGTCGGCACGGCAAGGTCCTTGCGTTCCTGGCCGCTGTAGCGGGCCTGCAGCCGTTCGTAGTTCTCTCCCTCGGCCATCAGCAGCTGCACGATCTCCACACACCGGCCCAGCGCTGCCATCTGGCCGCCGTCACCCGCCAGCCATTCGCCCAGCCGTTCCAGACTGCCGGCCTTTTCATCCAGCTTTTCGGCGGCGGCCACCGTAAATGCCACGGTGCGCTCCTGGCCGCAGAAGTTAAATGTTGTTATTCTGCGCACAGTTTATTCCCCCTCAATGTTCAGCAGCTTCTTGATGTAGCTCTCGGCCCCCGCCTCGCTGTCAAAGGTTGCCTCTCGCTTCCAGCGGTGCTTGGCGCTGTCGTCGCGGTAGATCGTGGCCGTCAGCTCGGGGTGCTGCCACTCAATGGTCTCTCCCTGGGTCGTCGCCGCATCGCTCGGCACGCTGAACTTGATTTTCGGCAATACCACAGCGCGCCACTTGGCTGCGCCGTTCTTGATCTTCTTGATGATGGAGCCGTAGCCCAGATAAGGCGGGACCATGTCGTCGTCGTAGATCAGCTCCTTCGCCTCCGGCGTCACCCCTGCCACCGCGGAGGGCGTGATGCCCAGGATCAGGGCGCTGCCATCCTGCAGCAGGTCGTCCGTTGTCAACGTCAGCGTACCACCGCCAAATGTGGTGTCGCTCTCGCTGATCTCGTTGTCGGCGTAGTCGTTGTTGTCGTCGGCGCTCTCCAGCTCCACGTTCATCTCCACGGCCTTCGCCAGCAGCGTGCCGCCGCTGTAGGTGGGATTGCCGCCGTTTGCATCGTACTTTGCCACATAAACGCGGCTTAAACCAACAGTTGCCATTTGTTTCTCCTTTCCAAAAATGACCCGGCATTTCTGCCGGGCCATCGCGCCGCGTGTCCACTTTGGACACGCCCGTATTACTCAAATGTATCGTGAATCGCTTCGTCAAATTTTACCCGCGCAGCCTCAATACCTTTCTTTCGAGACGCCGCCAAGGCGAGACGCAGGAAGGGTGTTTTTTCGCGCGTGCTGCTGCCGCTTTCAATGCTGCGGGCAATCAGCGCGTTGGGCTGGCCCTTGGGGAATGTTTTGGTCTGTACCTCATTGTATCCGTCAAAGCCTATCTTCACATGGATAAAGCCGCCCTCGTTTCGCAAAGAGGCAATACCAAAAGAATGAACAAGTCCCCATTTCTGGGCCTTTGTGATAGGTATTTTCTGCTGTGGCGTGGAGGCAAACGCCTTCAAGCCCTCCGTGTCCGGCACGCTGGGCAGAGCAATTAAATTAGCCTTCACCTCATCCGCCACCACCTTGGCCATCTCGTACACAGCCTCGCTGATCACGGTGTCGGTTTTCTTCCCAAGCCGTTCCAGCTGGGCCACATACTTGTCAAGCCCCTGCGTCTTGAACGTTGCCATCGTCGTATACCTCCCACACCCACTCGTGGTGGGTCAGCCCGGTCTCCTCCTCGTACTGCACGCTGTTTTTGTACCACGCCCCTACACTGGGGGCCGCGTCCAGCGCCGCCTCAAAGGCCCGCACCCACGGGTCGAACTCCAGCGGCGTGAAAAGGTCCGTCGTGCCGGTCACGGCCCGCTCGCTGTGGCGGTTCTCGCTGCCGTCGTCGTTGCCGCCGTCCTCCTGCCAGACGAAATACCGCTCGCTTTTCAGCCTTGCGGCATGGCTCACCTGGTCGGTGACGCTCGTATGCACGGCTATGATCGCCTCGCTCCAGCTCATTTTACACGCACCCTTTCGATCTTGGCCAGCGTCAGGTCCAGGCACGGCGGGTAAACGCCCTGCGTGGACTGTACCAGGTCGATGCGGTAGCGCCGCCCGTCCTCGGTCTCGGCCACGTCCTGGCTGTTGATGTCCAGCCCCCGCGGCACCCGCACCACCCGTTCGATCTGCACCTGGTTCTGCCGCCCCTGATAGTATCGCTGCAGGCCGAGGCGCTGCTCATCGTAGCGCAGCCGCCCCTTCTCGGTTAGCTTCTCCACGGGCATCCGGCCCGGCTCTGCCGTGTCGGCCACGGCGTAGATCGTCACAATGCCGTCCGCAAACGGCTGGGTGATCACGGCATTATTCTGCCGCGTAAACGGTGTTTTTCTCAAACCGGTTCACCGCCCTTTCGTGCTGCGCACTCAAAATCAGGGACAGATAGTTTGCCTCAAACACATCCAGCGCACTGTCCCGGGCATAGCGAACATACTCCATCAGCAGGGTTCGGGGCGCGCCGTCGGCGGTGTAGTCTGCCCGCGTGCCCAGCCTGCCGTCCAGGTAGTCCGCACCGGCGGCGATCAGCCCGCACAGCTTCTTGTCCGTCGCTTCATCGTCCCAGGTGATGTCCAGCTGGTTCTTCACGTCGTCCAAAAGCCCCGCGGGCAGCTTGTCGCGGGTCATCAGCTCTTCGTCACGGTCACGGTGTAGGTCTTGGTGGTCGTGCCATCCTCAGCCGTCACCGTCACCTTCACCGTGTTCGCACCGCTCGCCCAGGTCGCGGCGCTGCCGTTGTCGATCTCCTTGCCGCCAACCTCGACCTTCACGCTGGCCGCCGCATCAGCGGGCACCGCCGTGATCGTATTCGTCGCATTGGTCGTAGCCGCGGTGTAGGTCACCGTCGCCGCGCTGAACGCGGGGGACAGGCTTACGCTGCCCAGGCTCAGGCTGTTCAGCGCAGCGTTGGTGCCGGGCGTCGGGGCGTCGGCGGTCTCCACCTTCCACACCGCCGGGCGCAGGCCGCCAATGTTCAGCAGCAGGAAGGCGTTGTTGTCCAGCGGCATGCCGTTGGCATATGTCTTGATCAGGTAGACGCGCTCATCCTCCAGGAAGTGGTAGTCGTCGCTGTACTCGATGCGTCCGTCTTTGGCCAGGCCCGCAAATGCCTTGTAGCGTCCGGCAATGCCCATCAGCGCCTCGCCGCGCTTCAGCGCCGGGCTCTGGATCACCGTCATCGGGTAGGGCAGCACATCGTTGCGGTAGGTGCCGTCCGGGGCCTGCACCGTCGTGGCGGGCATCACCTTCTGGTAGTAGTCCTGCGGGTTCACCAGGAAGATCACGTTGCTCACCGTGCGGGGGCGGCCATTGGGCGTTACCGCCATCAGACTGATCAGGTTGCCCACCGTCGCGGGGGACAAATCGTTCAGCGTGATGGCGTCTTTCTTCGGGTATCTGCCGCCGGTCACGGTCACATCGTCGCCCACCTTGCGCATCATGCCAATGGGCTGGTCCTTGCCCTCACCGGTCACAATGCCCACCTCAAGGCCGTTGGACAGATACTCGTACAGCGTCTCGCGCACAAAGCGGTCCAGCCAGTCGGGACCCAGATCCAGCATAGCCTTGGCCACCGGCAGGAAGGCGCTCAGCTTGTACAGCACCGTGTCGATCTCCTTCAGACCCGCGGTGGCCTCCTTGACGATCTCATCCGTCAGCTTGCCCCAGACGGCGCTCTCCATGCCGTTGGTGTTCACCAAAATCTTCACCGCGCCGCCGCTGGGCATAAAGTTGATTTTACTCAGCAGCGGGTGGTTGGCGCGCATGTCGTCAAAAACGGAGTTGATGACGGTCTCCGGCAGCGCCACATCAAGGTTGGCCACCGCCTGCTGGGGGTTGTCGCTCCGGGCCGCTGCGGCAAACTTCTGGTAGTACTCGCGCTCGGCGCTTGTCAGCTGGCGCACGCCGCGGGCCGCCAGAATACGGCCATCCATCTCCTGACGTACCTCCTCCAGCTGGTCGGCGTACTCCTGGCGCAGGTTCTGCTCAATGTCGCCCAGCATTTCATCAAAGGCGGCGTAAAAGCCCTCCGTATCGTTGCCGCGCAGCGCCTGCTGCATTCTTGCGCGGATTTCATCGCGCGTTTTAATGTCGTTGCTTCTCATGGTATCTCCTTTCAACATTTACTGTGTCCCCGCCAGCATCTGCATGATGCCCGCGGGCTTTGGTTCCTTCGGCGGCGGCACAGGGTCCGCTGCCGGGCGCATCAGGCTGCGCAGCTGGGCGGCCAGGCTTTTCTGCATGGTCAGCCGCTGCTCCGCGTCCAGGTTGGCCTTCTTCAAAAGCTCTGCCGCGCCGCTCATGTCGGCGTCGGCATCGGCGTAGCGGTCCGCCAGCCCCAGCGCAATGCACTGCTCGGCAGTCAGCCAGGTTTCGGCTTCCATCAACTCGGTCAGCTTCTCCTCGGTCAGCTTCTTCCCGGCCTTCGCCAGGTAAGCCCCACGGCCTGCCGCGTTGATGGTGTCCAGGTCGTCCGCCGCCTTGCGCAGCTCGGCAGCATTCCCGACTGCGCCCATCCACATGTTGTGGATCATCATCAGCGTGTTCTTGGGCATCACCACCTCGTCCCCGGCCATCGCAATGACCGAGGCAATCGAACATGCGAATCCGTCCACATAGACGGTCTTGTGCGCCGGGTGACGGCGCAGCTGGTTGTAGATGGCTGTGCCCTCAAATACGCTGCCGCCGTAGCTGTTGATGTAGATGTTGATCTGCGCAAGCTCCGGGCTTTTTTCCAGCGCCGCCCTAAAGGCGTTCGCGCTGGTCTCGCTGCGCTGGACCTCGCCCGTCCAGAAGTTGGTGCTGTCGCTCTCCACGTCGCCGTAGATATACAGCTCAGCTACAGCCGGATCCGCGCTCTGCTTAAATTCCCACATGTTTTTCTTCAAGTTTCCTCTCCCCCTTTCTGGTCCAGCTGGCGGGCAGCCTCGTCCATGGTCGCAATATTCAGCGTCATGTAGTGCTCGTCCGCCCAGGGCTCCGTGATCGCGGCCTGGTTCGCGGCGCGGCGCACATCGTTGATGCTGTACGCGCCGCTGCCGACCAGCTTCTCCACGTTGGCCGCATTCTCGAATATATCAAAGTGGATAATGCTGGAGGAGTCGACCATCATGTAGTTCCCGGCCTGCCACTGGGCAAAGCCGTACCGCTTCCGGGTCCCCTCCTCCTGCAGCTGATCGCACAACGGGTCGATGCAGTTCGTCAGGAAACGCTTGTTTGCATCCGCGGTCCCCTCGATCTGCCCGTTCACCAAAACAGCGGGAATCAAAAAACCCCGCGCGGTAAAGTTGAAAATATCCTCCACAAGCGCCCAAATGTCGCGGCTGTCGTCGCTCGTATCCTCCATGCGCTCGTATTTATAGCCGCTGAACTCCGGCAAAATCGCGCCGTTCGAGTCAAAGAACGGCTTTACCTGTGCCTGCATCATTTCCTGAAAGCTCTTGGCCCAGCCCTCCTGGCCGCGGGCCATGTCGGCCACCGTAACCTTCCAATGCTGTCCCTTGTTCCACTCGTAATTCTTAATAGCAGCGTTTACCAGTCGAACATAGGATTTGTACATTCCATCCAGCACCGGGCGGATGCTGCTATTGTTCAGCTTCAGGTGCATCACGTCGTTCTCGCGGAAGGTTTTGTCGTAGCTCACATTTCCGGCCACAACGCCCCGGTACTCATTCTGCTTGCTGGGGTAGTTTTCGGGCAGCATCCACTGGTCTGCCACCACAAGCCCCTCCCCGCCGTCCCGGCGTCGGGTACTGATGATCAGCACCTCGTTATCCTCGTACAGCTTGGCCACCAGCTTGTGCAGAAAGGCCGTGGAGTTCTGGTTCGTGTTTGGCTCAATATTCCACATCCAGTACTCCCGGCCCTTGAACTCGGCCCCGTCCCGGAAGGTGCGTATCTCGCACCGCCCCACCGCATTGGCAATCATGTTGACGCAGATCGACCAACACAGCTCGCGGATCCGGTACTCCTCCGCCGCGGCGTACAGCTCCTTCATCACGATGTCGTCCCCGCCGCCCTTGGCCTTTCGGCTCATAAAGGCATCCCAGAATTTTAAGCCCATTCTATCCTTCCTCTCACCACGCAATGGCCCCGATTGGTGGCGGCTGCGCCGTCTCCCCGGTCCCAAGCTCCGGCTCCACCACCATGCTGGCGACCAACGCCATCCACGGGTCGGTTTTCCGGCTCTTGGCCTCGATCTTCGCGTAAATAAAGTTGCCGGTGTCCACGCCCAGCTTCCGGCTGCTGCGCACCCGCTTGGTATTATTCACAGCCCACCGCAGGCAGGGGTTGTTCCCCCAACAGAACTGCTCCCGGTCGAAGCATTCCTGAATCACCGGTTCAATGCTCATAATGTCGCTTGGCCGCACCAGCTTTACGCGCTCCTTATCGTTTGCGTCAAATCCGATCTTGCGCAGCGCCTCGCTCATCATGGTCCACCGGTAATGGTCCATGGCCAGCTTGCGGATGCTGTACTTCTGCGCAGCCTCCCGGATGTAGGCGGCCAGCAGATCGGGGTGAATGCTCACGTCCTCCACCACCGTCACCAGTCCGTCCGCTGCCCAGGCCTGCCACGGGGCCTTCACCCGCGTCAGCGTCTTGCTCTCCCGACACAGCCATGCGTGGTTGATGTCGTACCGCATCGCCCCGCGGCGGAAGTGCAGGTTCACCGCCGCCCAGTCGTTCAGCTCGGCGTAGTCGATGCCCACCGTGCAGCTCCAGCCGCGCAACTCCGGCAACGGCTTATTCGTCGCCTTGATCTTCTCGTAGCTGGTGACGCTCACTTCTTTTACGCCCTCGCGCAGTCCCATCCGCTTTGTGGGGAAGTCGCCGTTCTGCTCAGGGTGCTCGCACCAGTCCTTGTACTCATCCGCGATTTCCTGCTGCAAATTCGGGAAGTAATACAGGGATGGGTTCGCCATTGTCCAGTTCTCGGGGTCGTGGATTTGCCCCTTCTCCGTCAATCGGCAGATAAACGGCAGAAAGCCGTTGTCCGCCTCGCCGTCGTACAAAATGCGCAGCCCTCTGGCCAGGTAGTCATCAAACGGCCCGTCGCTTACGTCGCCATTAGAGCTGAAGATGCCGCACCGCGGCTGGGCGACCTTGCCAAGGCCCGTCGTGAACACCTTGATGTTGTCGTAGTTCTCATAAGCGTGCACCTCGTTGAAGATGATCTTGCCGCTGCGCATACCGTCGCGGCCCTTGGGGTTGTTGGTCCGTCCCTTCATCACGCCCTTGTTCTTCCGCCCCTGGATGATCTCCTTGGTGTGGTAATAGTGGCGGTTCAGCCTTGTGGCCCATTTTGTGGATTCCAGCACCTCCACCAAATCGCGGCTCGGCTGCGTGGCCTGGTCCTCGTTGTTGGCGCACACGTCCACGTTGTAGTGCCCCACCGGGTTGTAGGGCGACAGCGAGCATGCGGAATCAAAGGCAATGTAGCCATCCTTGCCCGCGCCGCGTCCCACAAAGCAGAAAACGGTTTTCCACCGCGGCGTACCGTCGGCCCGGTAGGTGCAGTTCCACAGGACCAATAAAAACTTTTCCCACGGCAGCAAATCGCCGTAGGGGAAATATTTGACGAGGCCCAGGTATTTCGCCGCCTGGGCCTCGTCAACGTAAATATTCTCGTTTTCAAACACCCGCCGCACATAGGCGGCCAGCGCTTTTTGTTCTGCCCCCACGCGGAAGGGCTTGTCTGTCTCGCAGCTCTCCACATAGGCCAGCACCTCGGGGGGCATTCTACAGCTCATCATCCTCACCGCCATTCTGCGGCTTGGCGCTGTTCGCCTGCTCCCGGAAACCCAGCGCCGTCCAGATGTTCAGCATCTGGGCGGACACGCGCGTGGCAATGGTCAGGCTTTTATTCTCGGTGGTGCCCATCTGGTTCGCGCCGTTCTGGTATTTCACATAAACACCGCGGTCCACCACGTCATCGTTGAGCATCTGCAGCCAGCTCCACAGGTTAATGTACTCCTCCACCTTGTCCGTATACTGGGTTCCCACCAGTCCGCGGACCTCCAGATCGTCCAGCATGTCCTGCTTCAGCTTTTTGCAGGCTTCCCGCTCCAGATACTCGTTTTTCTTCTTCCGCGCCACCAAATCACCCTCTTCCCATTCGTCACGCGCCCTTTTTTCTCTCCACACCCACCCCACCCCTCACGCCCAACCCCTTCTCCTCCCGAATGTCTCA